TACTAGTACAGTAGCCCAGAAACCCATCGGTAAATCCGGTGAGAGTCTTGGCTATTGGGTATCTAAAAAAGTCACGCCCGTTGATGATAGTGTTTCTACTGCTGCTGCTCACGAAATATTCACAATTCCAGCAAATTCGTTTGTTGCTGAAGGCTATGTAGTCTTTACTACGTCCGTTACTTCTGGTGGCTCTGCCACTATCAAGTTCGGTACTGGTAACATTGACTACTGCGGTACTTTCGGCAAAGCCAACTGTGCTGCCAATGATGTGATTGCTCTGTCTATTAATGATCAGGACGCTACTAATAGTGGCGCAGGATATAGTACATCCGCTGATACGTTTGATATGACAGTCGCAACTGCAGCATTGACTGCTGGCGCGTTTACGATTGCGGTCAGAATTGTTGATTTAATCAGTGAGTAAAGGAGTATAGATAATGGCTGATTCTAACTGGGCAAGTGGCTTACAGGTATCCAGATGGGCTAAACAGCTCTACTATGAAACTGCGAAAGAAATCTACTTCGAGAAGTTTATGGGTGACGGCTCTGATTCGATGATTCAGGCGAAACACGATCTAGAAGGCTCTGCCGGGAAAGATGTTACATTTGGTCTTTTGACCAATCTTTCCGGGTCTGGCGTTTCTGGTGATGATTCGCTTGAAGGCAACGAAGAAGCTATGAGTACCTACAGTCAGACCGTTTCGACTGCAATGAAACGGAATGCTGTACGCGATACTGGTAGCTTTGACAACAGCAAAGTTCTTTTCGATTTTCGGAAAGAAGCTATGTCTGTGTTGAAGACCTGGCTTGCTGAAAAAGTTGATTCCGACATTTTCACAAGTCTCGCTGCTAGTCCAACCAGAACTTTTCGGGCCGATGACGGTTCTTCCACTGTGGCTGCAAGGTCAAACGAAAGCAGTACTGCTGCTAGTTTGACTTCTGCTGACTCAATCTCTCTTGCGGATGTTTCCGCAATGAAGCGGTTGGCGCAAGTCCCAGAAGGTTCAACTGAGCTTCGTATGCGACCAATTCGGGTAGAAGGGAAAGATCATTATGTTCTTCTCGTCCACCCTGAAGTGGCTTACGATCTCACTCAACTTTCTGAGTGGCAACAGGCACAGCGTGAAGCACAATCTCGCGGTTCAGACAATCCTCTTTTCTCTGGCGCACTAGGCGTGTGGGATGGCGTGGTTATTCACGCACACGAAAACATCTCTCAGGCCGACACTGGCGGAAGTGGCAGTAACCTGCACTATTCTGTCAATCTGTTTATGGGCGCACAGGCTGGATTGTATGCTAGAACTGGCGAACCTGTCTGGGTTGAAAAAACCTTTGACTATGGTAATCAACTTGGTGTTGCGGGTGGTCTGATTTATGGGCAGGCGAAAGCCACCTTTAACTCTGAAGACTATGCGACGATCGCATATTATACCCAAAATACCGACTTTACTTCCTAAGTCTAGGTTTTACTAAGCTAATGAAACGCTTTGATATTCCTTTGAGGGGAGTGGGGGAAAACCGTGGGGTAGAATCCCGGTATAAACCCACTCCATCAAAGCGATAATATGAGGAAATAAATGGCAACTTTAGGAACATTAGAAGATCAGGTCAGGGTCAAATTGGGTTTAGGATCAGGCGATACTACACCTACTACTGATGCAATGATTAATCAATGGGTTATTGATGGACAGAATGAGGTTGTTTCTCTTGTACCCAATGATGCTCTTTTACCTTTGGTGGAAGTTTCTCTGGCAAATGGTGGCGGTAATACTGGTCAGACAATTCCTACTGATGCGGTACGCATCATTTCAGTATCATTTAAGGAATCTGGCGGAAGTGTTACATCCGCACAACGTGTTCCCCCGAGTGTATTGGATCAGGTGACTGATGGGAACAATAGTATGTTTACAACTTCTGAAAAATATTGGGCTATAAAAGATGGTAAGATCGAACTGTCTATTGCTGCCTTAGATGAAAGCAATTCCTTTGAAGTCCAGTATATCAAATCCCCACAAACAACTACGGGTACGGAATGTGATCTTCCAGTATTTCTTGAACCTTTAGTAGTTGATTATGCGTCAGCACAGGGCAAAAAACAGGTGGAAGAATATGGAGATGCACAGGGAATAATGGCAGATTTTTACAACAGGATAGGCGCGATTAGCCAGCGCTTTGCCAACCTGCACAGTGTATAATGGCTTTATCTGATATTACACTAAAGCAGATACGGAGCGACTTACAGAGTCGCCTGGATGATGTAGCTCCTAACAAGTTCGGCAAAGAGGAGCTGAACTACTGGATCAATATGAGCCAGTTCGATGTGGCAATGCGGTTGTCGGTGATCAGTAATATCTGGTACGGGACCACACAGACTGTAAGTGTGACCGCCAGTGCAAACGCAATTACCACTGTTTCTCTCACAGGGAATTACGCCCCTACAAAAATTATGAAGATCGTGAAGTGGGTTATGGCAAACGATACGGTGATCCCGTTTGTGGAAGACACCAAGCTCCATACAATGTTGGCAAATTCAAATTATGACAGTTCCTACGCTGCCAACTGGTTTGGTGAAAATTTATATTTATTTGTAGGCACTTCAGCTACAGCATTGTCTGCTAATTCCACAACACTTTACTTTTTGAGAAAGCCGGATGAGATGACAACGGATGCTGGGACTTTGGACGCACCTACTGAGTATTATGATATAATCGTATTGAGCGCAATGGCGAAGGCGATGAGCAAGGTCAATATGATGGCGAACAAGGCCACGGCTGAAAGGGATGTGGCAGCGAAGTTGAATGAGGTTCGTACTCTTTATGGCTTGGAAGCACAGGTGGAAGCTGCTGAAGAAGCTGTGGGTGTGCAGACACCGAGATTGAGGTAAGTATGACATTAAAAGAAATGAGATCCAAGGTTCGCAGCATTACCGGGAATATGGATCAGGAGAAACTTCCTGACGCTTTGATCAACGATTTTTTGAATGAAGCGCAACTGATTATGGTAGATGAAGGGACTATGCTGGAAACATTCGCTACACTCAGCACTGGTACAACTGCGGATACAGCCAGATATGATCTGATCAAGGATATATGGTTACAGGAAGGTATTGGTTCAGTGACTTCTCTTGCCATAGTAAGAATTAAGCGTGTTGATATGGGTAATTACCAGATCGACAGGGTAGGGATGAATGAAGTTCCCACAATCAATACAACTACGAGAACAACAGGTACTCAGTTTTTTACAACTGATGGGCAGATATTTGTCGTGACTGCATAGGAGAAATAAGATGGGTTTTAGAAGTGATTTCAAAAGACGACGTGGCACTTCAGTGTATTATGTGACTGGTGATTCCAAGATCGGGTTTTACCCAGTTCCCGCTGCAAGCACGGCGGTGAAAATCTATTATGTTCCAAGGCCAGCTATAATGTCGAGTGATGGGACCACTCCTGATGTGGACAAGCAATATCACGATGCTCTTGTCTATTATGCAGCGTCCAAGATTTCTGAGATGACGAAGAACTTTGACCAGGCGGGATACTTCCAGGCACAGTGGCAAAGGCTGAAACAGCGTGCCATTGAGTTTGGACATAAGAAGTCTGGCGAGCAATCATTTAACGTGGATTACAACGATTTCTAATGTCAAGACCTAAACAGAGACAATCAATAGCGGACTTCAGTGGCGGACTGGTGACATTCCCGTCACCACTTGATATGCGGGAGAACCAGTTTCAGCAATTAGATGAAGTTGATAATATGAAATTGGGTCGTCTTGAAAAAGTCAAGGGCGCAGCAGATGACGCTGCTGTTTATACTAATGATAATTTGAAAGGTCAGGGATTGTTTACTTACAGGACTGAATGGGATAAGGCTGGCACTCCTGTTGAAAATTCTACTAACTGGTTTATCCTGTATCGGAAAAATGGTGATAATGACAGGACATTAAACCGCTACGATGAAGATGATGGTACAAGTGGGAGCTGGGCGGAGATATTTGATGAAACAGTATGGACCAGTAAAACCAATGATCCGAATCTTGATATGGTGGTGCAAAATGAAGTGTTAAGAGTTTCAGACGGGAACTTTGCAAACGCCAATAATGCAAGTCAATGGTATGGATATATCAATAGAGATAGGTTTGGACAGGGTGTAAAACTGGGTGGAATTTCTATGTCATACAATGAACCAGAGCGATTCAAAGCTCCTAGCCCCGCCGTAGCGCTTAATACCTGGCACAGAACATCCACAGAACTTTTACCGCCAGTGGTTATTTCTATGAGAAGTGCGTGGGATCGCAATACTGAAGTAGATGACAGTACAGTTGATGTTGGTTTGTATATCCATTATTCAAGCAGTTCAGATGTATTAGCTGATGATGTTGGTGCAGATACTTTTAGTGATGGCGATCTTTATACGGCAACCTATGTATATGATTATATACAAGAGTCAGCACTTGGTAGAGCTGAAGATGGTACTATTGGTGTTCGTCCCAGAGAGAATATAACTGGTTCTGGCGCATATTGTCCCGGTATTCAAGTTATATGGAATACAGCCACAGTTGATAAAAGAATTACAGGTATGAATATTTATTGGAATCCCAAAGGGGATGTGGACTGGTATCAGGTAGTTCATTTGGACGCCAATACTGGATGGGCTGATGATTACAGAGCCAAGAGATTAGGTACTCCACCTGGAACGGCTATGTTTGCGTCAGCATCTTAGGAGAGCAATATGTCAGTAGATACAATACCATCAGATATAGCAGCAAAAGACAGAAACCTGGGTTGCTGGTTAGCTTGCCCTTCTTGGTCATTAGGAGATCCAGCAAGACCGCAGAATTTTGTTCTTAATGGTGGCGATCAGGATGCGTGGCACGATACTGCCAGCAGTCAGTGGGCAAATTATGCTGTGGGTGATGTTGTTTTTGCTACAACAGCCAATACCACTGATAGTGCTAGTATTACTACTGAATTGTCTACAAATGATACTCTTGTATCTGCTGTTGCCAGTAAGTTTCCCACTCTGATTGGTTTAGTGGAAAATGCTATGGATTATAGGGCTAGATATGATACCACCCCAGCAGCCAGATATGCTCACGGCAGTCCTGCGGACGCTAATAAAATGGCTACTTGGTATATACCTAATGATGGAATGAAAGGGTATACCTATCACTCTTTTACAGGAAGATATGCTGGTCAGGTAATACCACCTATTAGATGGAATTGTTCTGCGGTTATTGCCAATCGGGTGTTTTACGGGAATGTAGATACAGAAGATGAGAATCAGCAGACGGTACGGGAAAGAAGTCGAGTGTATTATACACCAATATATAAGCCGGATGAAATAGATCCACGTCATTTTAAGGATTTTGGGAAGAACGATGGTGATGAAATCATTGGATTGCAATCATTAGACGGGCGGTTATATGTCTTAAAAGAGCGCAATATTTATATATATAATGTATCAGCCGGGAATGAGATGAACTGGTACACGGAAAGACATCATCGTGGTGTGGGATGTGCAAACAAACATCTTGCAGTGCCTACGCGATATGGAGTTGTCTGTGCTGATGAGCGTCAGGTATCACTTGTTACGCCACAGGAAGTGATTGAATTGACTATGCCAATAAGAGCTACCTGGCAGGCATTGACTCTGGATGGCCCATCAATGGCTTATGCTCCAAAGAAGAATGAATTAATAGTGCTTCCTGATGCTGATAGTAATGATGTGAATTTCTGGATTTACAATTTTGATTATCGTAGCTGGTCACAAATGACACTTGACAAGAATATCCAAAAAACGAACCTGGTAATGGGCAGTGATATGAATGGCCTGTATGCTGAGAATACGGGTAAAAAAGTGAAGAAAATGAATGATAGTGGGGCTGATAATACAGAAACCGCTACAATCAAGACCAAGCAATTTGATTTCGGCGCTCCTGACGTAAAGAAGCGATTTGGTAGAATTTATGTTACTTACAAAACAGACGATGAAGCAGCAGACGCATTAACAGTCATTTGTTATCTTGATGGCTCTGGATCAGCAGCCAAGACATTTAGTTCTGAGTTCCCTGCGAAGGCAGCATTAACCAATGTAGGTAAC